ACATTTTTCCTTGGGCGTCAGAGTACCAATTACACGACATGCCTGACTACGAAGCAATCTACGAGGCATGTGAGAAAGCGGGCAACTATGCCCGCCAGCACGGCATTCGCCTTACTTCACACCCAGGTCCGTTCAACAAGTTGGCGTCTCCAAACGAGCGCGTGTTTGAGAACACCAAGCGCGACTTGGAGATCCATGGCGAGTTCTTCGACATGCTTGGCTTGCCCCGAGATCACTACGCAAAAATCAACATTCATGTTGGCGCAGCCTACGGAAACAAGCCGGTCGCACTAGATACTTTTGTAAGGAACTTTGAACGCTTGCCGGAATCAGTTACTTCTCGCTTGACTGTGGAGAATGATGATCGCGAATCGCTTTACTCAACTGTGGAACTCTACGAAGGTCTATTTGGACGGACTGGTATTCCGATTGTCTTTGATTACCATCATCATGGTTTTTGCACTGGCAATCTTAGTGAGCGAGATGCGCTTGAAGTCGCAATCTCGACGTGGGGAGACATCAAGCCTGTAGTTCATTACTCTGAGTCGAGAGCAGAAGAAAAGAAGGATGCAAAGATTCGCGCCCATGCCCACTCAGATTACGTCAATGGACCTATCGATGACTACGGCTACGACCTCGATGTCATGATCGAGGCGAAGGCTAAGGAACTCGCCCTGTTCGGGCTTCAAAAAAACGACGCTGAGCGCTTGACAGCAGCAGCGTGACCGGTTATCTTATAAAAAATTAAGGAAAAAATATGAGTGAAGTAGAAGACACAATCAGTATGCACATGAGCAACCGAAGTATTTGGAATGTTGTAAACCTTCTGGGACAAGGTGTTCCGATCGAAATGTCTTTGAGAGAATTAGTCCAGAATGCATTTGAAGCATGTAATCGTGGCTCAGCGCACTCTGAAAAGCACGTAAGGGTAAATAAAGATTCACAAGGAAACATAACTGTTATTAACTATGGAGGAGATTTCTTTTCCCTAGATGCAGCGAAAGAGAATCTAAACACTCTTGGTAATTCGGGTAATAGCTCCGATATGGTTGGTAACTTCGGTGTCGGTGCAAAGATTTCTGTTCTTGCAAACGACCATGAAATTCGCTATTCTTCAAAAAAAGAAAATGAAAAGAATGGAACAAGTTTTACCATTGGTGTGATTGGGTCGCAAGATTATGGACTAAAAGATATGAAAATCTCTTCTTTTTCCATGAAAGAGTTTTCTAAGAGTGTCACTTCTGCGACTATTATCTCTGAAGCTGGAGGCTCATGGGATACTTTTAATGCAGCGCTTTCACCAAATAATGGAGTTTCTGGCTGGAATATTGGAAAGTTTTTATCAAACAGGTTTTTCAAAACACGTTGTAAACTAGATGTTGCCACTTATAACAAAGATGGCAAAAGCAAATATGTGCGTGTTCATGGGGCACTTCATTGTATGAAGCAAACCCAGAGATACGGCAAGTTTAACCTCGTAGGCAATAACATTCCCGCCGGTACTATTGCACACTGGTGCATCATGAATGAAAAGAAGACCAATAGAAACAAGTTTCTTCAGGATTATTATATTGGCTTTTCTTTGAGGGATGAATTATTAACTAATCTTGATAATTCTTGCGCATCTAGAACTACAGATTTCACAAAATGTGGAGTACTTAGCAACGCCAATCGTCTTGTTGTAATTTTTGAGATTCCAAATGACTCTGGTTTTGTTTGGAATGGAGCTAGAAACAATATTCTTTACGACAAAAAAAGCATCAAAAAAGATGATTTTTATGCTGCATTTAGAAAGCAGATGCCAGATAAGATCAGTGAATTGCAGATTGAAAAAGAATATGAATTTGATCTTGATAAAATACAAAAAGAATTAATGAAAGAACTCAATGATTTCTTTATGTCTTCTCTTGGTCCTTTGTTAAATTCTTCTGGTCGCAAGCCGAGTTCTGGTGGCGGTACGACTCCTACCTCATCCACATCAGGACAAAAATTTAAGTTTAGTCTTAATAAGATACCAAACTTGGTAGAAAGTGATAATGAAGACGCACCAATCGTTTCTTATTTAGTTGATTCTAATACAATTGTGGTTAATCACGGATCTCCCGTTTTTAAACTTCGGAGAAGTAAAATCGTAGAGAACGCAGATAAAGACTATAATTTAATTTCAGACAAAGAAATCGATGGAACTATTAGAGGAGAAATCTATCGTGGTGCAGTATACGCTATGGCTGAATTTTATATGGTCGAAGGAAAAAATCACACCCCCGAAGAGGTAGAAGAATTTTTAACACCCGATAAACTTGATTGTTGGGGAATGACAAATAATAGAGCAGTTAGGGTCCGTCTCGGACATCGCCTGACGCGACTCATGAATTCTCTTGACACCTGACGATCACCCGGTTACATTACAAACATAACAAGGAGAACACCATGTCTACATCAACTGAAGAGAAGAAGCGCTACGTGCTGGAGTACATCCGGTCACTCGTGGCAATCGAAGAGGCTATGGAGCCTTACAAGGAGCAGAAGCGAGAGCTACGCACCGAGTACCGCGAGCAGGGTTGGCTTAGCACCGACGAGATTCGTGCGGCTGTGAAGGCTTATCGTCTGTTCAAGGGCAAGGTAGACATCGATGATGTTTACGACAACTACAAGGCACTTTCCGGTGCAACTGGAGAGGCAGAGTGATTATCGAGTATCATCGTCTAGATAAGTTCGTAAAGTCACCCACCCGCTCAAATCCATCAGATGCCGGATTGGACGTTTATGCCCACTTGGAGGATCCTGTAACGATTGCTCCCGGTGAGTCCGCCCTAATTAAGACCGGTTTGCGTTTTGGTATTCCACATGGGTACATGCTACAGGTTATGAACCGTTCAAGCGTAGCAGCAAAGCGCAGTCTTGTAGTCGGAGCGCACGTTATTGACTCAGGTTATGATGGAGAGGTATTTATCAATCTACATAACATTGGAGCAGAACCACAGGAAGTTAGGTTCGGTCACAAGATTGCCCAACTAGTTATGGTTCCAGTGGTTCATTTCCGCGCCCGCGAAGAACCTAATGGAAACATTTACGATGACCGGACTCCTATTAGCATTTCAGATCGTGGAGACGGGGCACTCGGTAGCACAGGAGGATAAGTTATGGCTACTTCATTTTTAACAGAAAAGGCACCACCAGAAAAGAAAGCACTCTATGGTGCCCTTGGGGTGTATCCAGATAAGAACACTGCTCTCGCAGAGTTGATTGATAACTCTGGAGAATACGGAAACACTACAAAAGTTAAGATTGAAGCAAGAGGTCATAGCATTATCATTAGTGACGATGGTGCTGGCTTGAACGCAGAGTCTATGGTTTCTATGTTTCGCATCAAGCGTAATGAACACGCAGAAGGTGAGACAGGAAAGTTCGGCTATGGGTTCAAGTCAGCAACCGCTTTCTTGGGCACAGACACAACTGTGCTTGGAAAGCAGGGAGATACATTTACTTGGGGCAAAGCTGAGCCCAATGAAGACTGGCAGTACGAGATAACAGTCGTTCCTCGTGGTGACGTAGATTATGAGAAGTACGAGACTCTATGGAACGAGAACAAAGCAACAAACAGCAACTCTGGAACAGTTATCTTTATTAATTCTTTGAAAGAGGAATTTACTGATGTTGATGCTGCCCATCTTCAAATGTTTGTTTCAAGAACATACGCTATTAATTTTAAGCAAAAAGCTATTGGCGTAAAATTGAACGGCTCACTGGTTCCGTATGTTAAGCTGTTTGGAAACCCACACTCTCCTGAGTTTGCCAAGAAACAAATGACCTTTGGAGATACCTCCTTTGCTGTATCTATCTTTGTAAGAGATAACGAAAGCCAGCACTCTGGGCTCTCCATTGTTAGAAATAACAGGCTTATCGTCAGCGGATTTGGTATGGGTATCCCTGGTATTTCTGAACCAACCATGGCAGAGTATCAGGTTGTTTTATGGTGCGATGACAAACTAGACGAATCTCTAAAAATGACCCCCATGAAGACAATTAGCCCAAATCAGGCAATCAACAGGGCATTCCGTCGCGTTTTCTTTTTCCAATCTGGTTTGTCCAATGAGATTAAAAAGATTATTGAATCTGCCCCCGCCGCAAGCGAAGTACACGTCCCACTAAATCAGCATACAAAGACATTAAATAGTCTTGCCGTGCTTCGAGAAAGTTTACCAAGCAAGTTTGCGGCTTATATCGAGGAGAGAGAAAAGGCACTTTCATCTAAGCCCGCCCCACCCGCCTCCCAAAAGGTTGGAGATAAATTCATCAGCGTGATTTCAGCGCCAAAAATTTCCACCTCCGCAACCACACCCACCGTCACAACGACATCGACCGACTTCACACAAGGTCTTTTCAACATCGACCTAAAACCCCTCGGCACAAACAACTTTATGTGGGCAGTTGAAGAACGCCTAATCAACAACAAGATACAAATCGTGGTAGTATTCAACTACGATATCTCGTTTGTTCGAGGCATCATCTCGGGACCTCGCAATGAAGTAACAAAAGATTTTATCAACGATGCCATTGCGCAAATTGTTTATTCGAGAATTCAAGTTGACAGCGTAATCGAAACAAGTTACAAGAACACATACCGCAACATTTCGCGGATCAAATCACAACTATTTGGAGGATAAGTGGATAAGAACACAACGCAGGTAATGTTTAGCTCAAAGTCAAACGAGTGGGCTACACCCCAATCGTTCTTCGACAAGCTAGACAACATCTTTGGTCCTTTTACCCTGGACGCTGCCGCATCAGCCGACAACTACAAGGTCGCAACTTACTACACCCAAGCCGACGATTCACTTTCACAGGACTGGGGAGGAAACCGAGTATTCCTAAACCCACCTTATGGAAGAGGATTAAAAGACTGGATTCGCAAGGGCTACGAAGAAGGGCAAAAGAACGATACCACCGTCGTTATGCTCATCCCAGCCCGCACAGATACTCAGTATTGGCATGACTATGTAATGAAGGCAGACGAGATTCGCTTCGTCCGTGGACGTATCAAGTTTGGCGACGGCACCAACTCAGCACCATTCCCGTCCGCCGTGGTGGTGTTCCGTCAATCATCGTTCAACGGACCCCGCATCACTGGTATGGAGAGACCGTGAACCGCGAACAAAGACGAAGATTAAAAAAGAAGAACAAGGGTAACGAAAAATTAGTAAAGAAAATGGAAGCTTTCGAGCACCGTCCCGATAACTGCTCCGCATGTGCCGCCCCATTTGACGCAAAATCAAAAGAACACGCACTAACTTGGCGAGTAGTGGTCCGCGAGAACCCCACACACGTTTCCCTGTTTTGTCCAAATTGTATTCAAAAAGCACAGGAGGCACTAGATGTCAACAACAAAGAGTGATCCGTTCAGCCTCTATAACAATGAAGGTCTAAGCGGTCTTGAAAAAATCGCCCACCGCGAAGCGGTCAACCACCCTTCGCACTACAACGCAGGAAGCATTGAAGTAATTGACGCAATTGAAGATTGGGGACTTGACTTCAACGCCGGTAATGTGGTAAAGTATGTAGCGAGACACCAACACAAAGCTAACCCGGTGGAAGACCTCAAGAAGGCTCGTTGGTATCTCGACCGAATTATTGAAAGGATTGAAAAATGCCAGTAAGCAGAATTAACCGCCGCAACCTAGACCAAATTCTAGGCGGAAAAGTTGACGGCGAACATGAAGTAGTAATCAAACTCTACGGTTCCAATTGTCACCTATGTCATGCACTCAAGCCAAAGTTCGTAGACATCTCTGACGAATACGAAGATGTACACTTCTATGCTTTCAACATGGAAGAGGGCAACGGACTGGAAAAAAAGTGGGGCTTTGAGGGCGTGCCCTCAATTTGCTATGTTCGCACCGGGGGGCTTCGCCCTCGTGTACAATTCATGGAGGATCCGGCGAAGCCTCATAAAGAGACATGGTTTGATCCCACCGGAATACGAATCTTCATAGACAAGAACAGGAGCTAACAATGCAAGAGGCACTAACTTATGATGATGTTCTGCTCATCCCCCGGTATTCCGATATCCGCTCTCGATCTGAAATTGACATTTCAACTGATATGGGGAACGGATTCACCTTGGAACTACCGATCTTTGCGTCACCGATGGACACAATCTCTAATGACTACATGGCGCAGGCTATGTGCGCTGCTGGAGGATCAGCAATTATTCACCGCTACAACGCCCCCAAGCAGCAAGCAGAACTGGTAGCAAATGCTCGCGAACTGGGAGCAAAAAAGGTCGGCTTCGCCGTAGGCGTAACTGGTGATTTCTTGACCCGAACGGAAGCCTGCCTAAATGCGGGCGGAAATTTTGTTTGCGTAGACGTGGCGCATGGGCACCACGTTATGATGAGAGAGGTGCTTGCATCGATTAGACGTGATTTTGGTGATGACCTACACATCATGGCTGGTAATGTTGCAACCTTGGAGGGAATCAACGCCCTTGCCGATTGGGGAGCCAACTCTATTCGTTGCAATATCGGTGGAGGATCTATCTGTTCTACCAGAGTTCAGACAGGTCATGGACATCCCGGCTTACAGACAATCATTGATTGTTCTCGCACCGATCGAGATGTTACTATTATCGCAGACGGGGGCATACGCAACTCTGGCGATATTGTGAAGGCACTTGCCGCAGGAGCCGACGCTGTTATGTTGGGCTCTTTGCTATCAGGCACCAAGGAAACGCCAGGAGAGGTCTTTACAGACCCGTCAGGCATGAAGTATAAGACCTACCGGGGCATGGCTTCCAAAGAGGCACAGATAGAATGGAGAGGTCGCTACTCATCGTTTGAGGGCGTATCCAGCACCGTTCCTTATCGCGGCAAGGTTCGTAATGTTCTTGGTGATTTGGAGCGAGGCATTCGCTCTGGGCTCTCATACTCAGGTGCTCGCACCATTACCGAACTACAAGCCAAGGCTCATTTTGTCCGCCAGACCTCCGCAGGACTAGGCGAGAGCCGAACCCACATCCAAACAAGGAAGTGGTAAATGCCAGACGATCCAAACTACGGAGAAGACATAAAGTCGATCCGCTTTTGGGTTGGTGATGACGATCACGCTCGGCTTATCATAAGACTAAGACACAACAAATTAAAAGTATCTCAGTTTTTCCGTGCCGTGATCGATGGCGTTATTCAGGAAGATCCTAATCTTATGGCTTTTATGGAAGATTATGTTCTTGAACATAAGATCCTAAGCCGCCAAAGGTTTACCAAGTCCCACAAACTAAAAAAGAAAGGACAAGAAACTTTGGAAGATTGGGGTCTGCTTGATGACGCTGAGAAAGAAAACCTATTTGACTTAATCGCAGAGGAGTTCCCCGACTTATGAATAAAAAAGATTTATTGGTATGTGCTCAACAATGCCTTAAAGATAAGGAACGTTGTGGTGCGAGTGGATGCAAGTTCCACATTGATTATGAAGAAGAGTTTAATTGTTCTCTTATCTCGGTCTATAAAAATGGACCCATGTCTTTGCGTGAAATAGCAAAAAGAGAAGGTCTTTCATTCGCAAGAATAAAGCAGATACAAGATAAAGCACTAATTAAATTACAGAAGCGTTTACCAGAAGGCGAAGAATTATTGGCTTCTTCTGGTGATGTAGACTATTTAACATTGAGTTTTTAAGGAGATTTAAAACTATGGCTCGTAAGACACTATTAACAGAATCAGAGATTCGCCAGTTCATGAAGCTAGCGAACATTAAGCCAATTGGCGAAGGCTATGGCAAAATGCCTAAGCCTGGAGATCGCGCTCGCCACGCTGCTGGCAAGCGTGACGAAGAAGAAACAATGGAAGAAGCCGAACAAGAGGTCGTAGAAGAAACTGACGAAATGACTGAAGAGGTAGGCGATCTTGGTCAAGAGCTTCCCGTTGAGGAACAGGAAAAGATGGAAATGGACATGGACGCCCCAGAACCTGCCCCCGAGGGCGGCGAAGAAATGGACATGGAAATGGGCGCTGAAGAGCCCGCACCCGAAATGGATATGGACATGGGTGATATGGGCGGCGACATGGGCGCAGCCGAAGGCAAGGAAGAGCAGTTTGCAGACATCGTAGACAAGCTCGCAGATCTACTCGGTCTTGATGCCGACGTAGAAGTTGGTGGCGAAGAAGAGATGGAAATGGGGGGTGAAGTTGACGCCGATGAAGGTGGTGATCTAGAAATGGCTGATGCCGCTCCCGAGGCAGAGATGGAGATGGGTCCAGAAGAGGATGAAGAAGAAGCAGATGAACCAATGATGGAAAGTGACGAAGATATTGTACAAGAAGTCGCTCGCCGCGTTGCTGCTCGCCTACTCCGCGAACAAAAGCAGGAAGAGGTTGCGAACAAGCTAGCCGAAAGAATCTTCCGTCGCTTGGCTTCAAAATAATAGCTTGACAGAAATCTCCTGAGCCGTTATATTAACCATCTAGGTAACCATCCTAGGTGGTTAATTTTTTTTTGGAGACAAGATGGAAATTATAGTTAGCATAGTGTTGGGAGGCTGCTCATTCCTACTGGGGTGGGTAATGTGCTCTGGGCTCTACTTTTTCAGAACAACTAGATTAACGATGTCAATCTTAAAGATGTCTTACGTTTTCTACTTGACTATTATGAATAAGGGGTTAGAATACTTACACTACGCCCACACAAATAGGCTTGAGGCGCTTCGCAAGAACGATAAGTCTTATGGGCATGAAGAGTATGAAAGTTTAAAGAAAGATAATGATAAGCAAATTGAAACTTACAAAGACAATGCTATCACCTATTTACTCCAGGCTCACCCTGATTCATTCAAACAGGCTCTAGAGTTCGATGACTGGAAAGGGTCGCAAAGATTTTTAAACAACAACAAATACGCAGCAATTATTTTTTCAAAGGAGAACGGAAAATGATTCGTAAGATTATCGGCAAGATTGTAGAAACAATTCTACCACCAATTAACTCAGAAGAGGCTGGCAAGCCAGCAACAGACGGCTCCAAGCCAAAGGTCAAGACAGTCAGTCTTGAGGAACTACTCGGCGGCGCTGCACCACCCAAGGAGCCAGACCTTCGTGTGATTGGTCTATACTCCTCAGTTGAAGACGAGAAGATTGCCGAACTAACACAGGCTCTTCTTTACCTCAATGAAATGAACCGCCTACTACCCGAGGGCGAAGAAAAGAAGCCAGTTGAATTTTACATCAACACCTACGGCGGTAGCGCAGACGACATGTTTGCCCTTTACGATGTAATGCAGACCATCATGGAAGAAACCGAAATCCACACCATCGGTGTCGGTAAGGTTATGTCCG